TTGAATTTGATTAATTGTTTTTTTCTGTTCGGATTTTTCTAATCCTTCTATATATTTAACAAAAATTTGTGCTGTTAATTTGTCAATTGGAATAACAGTGCCGTCGCCCAATTTGATCTCGCTATCTTTGCTTGACTTGGATGCCCTTTTCATATCAGACATTACATCTTCTGTAATAAATTCTCCAAAACTTAACAATGATTCTACTTCCCTTTTCATGGGTTTTTTGCCTTTTCTAAATACTTTACCGTCATCATCACTTTCCCACCCTGCGGGAGCTTGACCAACTAATTTGTAATATGCATCCGCCTCTTTGTCATTATCAATTCCTCCTTCATCAGGCTGTTTGTCGCCCTTACTTCTTAATTCATCTTCTGCACTTTTTTGATCATCATCGTCAGTTGGTTCATCCGTTGGTTCATCCGTCGGCTGATCATCTGGTTCATCGTCGTCCGTTGGTTCCGGTGTGACAGTTGGTTCTGGCTCTGGTTTTTCCTCAGGAGGATGAATTCTATCAATTAACTTTTGTTTTTCAGGTGAAAGAATGCCCGATCTATCTTCTCGCCTCGTTTGTTTATTCCATTTAGTTTGAGCCAGCTGATGCTTTTTTTCAAGTTTAGAAATACCTTCATCATCAGTATTAAGATCACTTTTTTTAATCTTAACCCCCATCTCCTCCAATTCAGGATTCATGGGTTTCTTTGATGGGTCTATATAAAAATCTTGATATTCTTCTTTACCACTTGCGGGATTATATACTTTCAAAGAAATATCCATCCCATTTTTTTTATTATCTTTCTTTTGTGACCTACTCTCTACATATCCAGTAATTCCCTCTTTTGTTTTCTTAAACATCTTATATCCAGCAAATCCCAGACCAAACAATCCCATAGCACCCATCATAACCGCACCAATAGGACCAATCTCAGCTAAATGTTGTTGTTCTGCTCTAAACTGTTTATATTGTTTCATGCTTCTACGGCGACTGGTTCCTCTATTGGCTCCTCTATTTCCTCAGCCGCTAGAGAACTATCCGATATTTCTTTCGATTCTTCTGGTTGTACTACAGGACCAAACATTGCTTTAGAGACTTCCGCCTTTTTTGCTTCAATTCCTGTCATTATTTTATTTGCTAAAATAGAATGTATAGTTTCTTTAACTCGTGCTCCATCCTTTGATTTTGCATACGTTATAACATCTGACGACGTAGGATCACTCATAGCATAGTCCTCTTATAATAGGGTTTATAGTATTTATATTAACCAACATTTGAAATTCTTTCTTTTAAATTATGAATTTTAGTCTCTTTCAGCGGTTTTCCGCCTTTTGGTTTAAATGATTGATACTCATCTTCTGGTTCTGCCGGTGCAGCTGCTTTTTCCGCTTCTATTTCCTTGTCAATTTGTTCTATTTCTTCTTGAGACTGTTTCAAAATTCTTTTTCTGACATGCTCTTTAGAATAAAAATTTCCAATAATTTCATCAGCAAAATTCATACTCTGCAACAAATTTAATCTTTCTTGCAACATTTCTGCTTCTTTAAGTTCAGCAAAATGTGCATCTGTTTGCCATTCATAATGAATACCATGTTGAATCACTCTCCAATCATTTAAAGTAATAATTCCCTTGAGAATGAGATGTTTTTCTAGACAAGTATTAAAAAGTCCATTGAATCGGTTTCTCAGACGTTCAATAAATCTTGAAAATTTTACCTCATCTCGAGAAATCTCTGTAGATCTTCCCAACTGAAATCCTGCATCTTGTTCTAGTCGAGAAACAGGAACATTAAGAGACTTGTAAAGTTTCTTTTGAAAATATTCTACATCAGCCAATTCTCCTAGATTTTCTCCTGGTGGCAATGTGGTAATTTCTGTTCCTCTTCCACCTTCTCTTCGTGGAAGCCAATAATCTTCTAACATAGATTGATGTCTTCGATCATCTCTGACTTCACCAGTATTAGAATCATATACCAATTTATTCTTGTATCGAGTCATGATATCTCGCAAATATTGTTCTGCTTTAAGTTTTGGGAGATTTCCAACATCAATGTAAAAAATTCTTCTTTCTGGTGCTCTTGTAATTCGATAAATTACTACTGCATCTTCAATCATTCTAAGTTGATTGAGGGGCTTGATTGCTTTATGTAAATAAGAAAGTACCAATGTTTTATCAGCATTCAAAAGACCAGAATGATTATAAGCAATCGAATCTGGAGCAATTCTTACAATCTGTCCACCCTTCTTTCCGTCAACTCCTTGTTCATTATAAGCAAAGTATTCTTCTATTATTGGTTGTGCTTTTGGATCTTGAGACTTGGGAGGAAGTACTTGTCTTATTTTTTTGATTTTTAATGAATCTAATGGACGAAGTTCTAAAACGCCTCTTTTGGGATTATTTTGGTCAATAATAATATGATAAAATAGTCTACCATCAATATACCATTTACGAAAAATATCAAATCCATATTCTCTGAAATTCAAAAGATCAACAACTTCATTGAAATTTTCTGTAATTTTCTCTTTAATATCAGGAGAAAGATTAAGATTTTCTAGATTGATTGTAACAGGGGGCATTTCCCGATCAGAGACTATAGCATCATTTACGATGTCGTCTACTGCGAGTTCACACTCTGGATAGAGTGCCATTTGTCGATATCTAATTATTAATTCTAGGTCATTCTTGGCTGACCCTTCCATATCAATATATGTACCATAGGCTCCAAAAGCACCTCCGCCATAGACGTCAAGTGATCCATCATCTGATTGAGGAAGAGCAAAAGAAGCCTTGTCACGTGCTTCTTTGTCCTTCTGTGTTTTTCCAATTGTAAATCCGAATAATTCAATAGGCATTCATTAACTCCTAGAAGGCAAGGGACTGAGAGACACCCCCGAGCCCCTAGTTATTTAAAATAATTACAAAATTAGGTTTGATTAATCCGATGCTGAAGTTTCATTACTCCACCAATCATAAGCCCATTCTACTGTAAATTCTTCAATAGTATCATTTGTTCCCCAATCTAAATCAATGGGTGCAACATTAACAGGCCAAGCTTTATTAAAAGTGTACTTTCCTGGAGCGATTGCTGTTCCAATCTTACCATATTGTTGTAATGTCAATGTTCCGGTATAATTTAAACCGGTCACACCGCTTGTATTTTTTTGATGTTCATTTAAAAATGCCATCCATGTTTCCAGCGAAGATCTAAGAACAAAATCTTCATCATTGATGATTGTGGTAGTAAGATTTTCAAATGTCCTATTTCCAGGCATTTTAACTGGTCTACCAAAATACTGAACTTCAACGACTCCTATAGTAGAGCCAGGAATTTGTGCAGTCTTACAAAGTTGTTTAAAATTCAAATTAGATAATCCAGTAGGTCCGCCCGTTGGAAGTGTTAGTTGCAGATCAAATAAATTAGGTCGAGCGCCTTGAAGAGTAAGAGCTTCTTGAAAAGCTGAGATTTTAAAAGACATTTTTATTTTTCTCCGATGACTAAGTTAAGATGAGACGGGGAAGTTTATTTTTATAAGTACTCCCTTCGGAAGTCATCGTCTTCCCCCATCTATAAAATGTGTTATATACTATTATTTATACTACTTTTTAACCAGTAATTTCAGAAAATTCAACACCGCTTCTAACAGCTACAAAATTAAGTTGAATAAAGTTAATAGACCGATTTGGTTTTATATAGATATCACCCACAAATTCATTTCTATCAACAACATCTGAAGTATTATTTGAACCATCACATACTACTCTAAAATCTGTAATACCGTTTCTTGCTTCTACACTTCTAAGAAAAGGTGTTACAGTAGATGTAAATTGAGTTCTTGTAAATGCATCATTAAACTCAAAGAGTTGGCTTCTTGCAAACCTTGAAATTGATTTTTCAAGAATTATGAAAAGTCTTCGAACATTAATTCTATCAAATGCACTTGGTTTAGCCAGAAGAGTTTTATCACCAAATAAAATAGTTCCCTCACCCGCAAAAGTTACTACTGGATTGATTCCATTCTTATATAGATCATCTCTTTCGGACTGTCTTGGATTAAATGGAAGTTTCCTTACATTTCTGATATTACCTCTAGTAAATCCAGCAGGAGAATACCAGGCGTCTCTGTTTGCTTCTGTAGCAGCAGTCACACCCGCAATAGATCCATTCAATGGAACATACCGATATGTATCATTATACTTATCATACTGATACATCCAGCCACTATCTAAAAATGCATAAGAAGAACTTCCAAGCTTGTTTCTAAAGTCAATAACATTAGAGACTTCTGATGCTTCTTGATTAACCACATCCGTCTTATCTGGAGAAAGAAAAGCAACACAGTCTTTTCTCTGTTCGCAGATGCTAATAAGTTCCAATGCTACAGTAGCAGATGATTCTCCTCCAAGTAAAAGACCAATTTCAGTTTCTTCAGTATTTTTGAATTTACCATAAGCTGTAATTTTATTTCCATCAGTAGAATCAGACCCATCTACTCCGCCTGACAAACTAACAGTTCTAACATGACCATTTGCTTGATAAATATTACTGTTTGCCGCAGTTCCCCATGCAATCACAGCCGCTCCACCAGTTGTATATGCATCTCCAGCTGAATTATGATCCATCCACCAAAGATATTTTGACCTTCTATTAATAGCATCTACATAATATGCTGATGTTCCATCTTCAAATCTAGCGCCTTTAGCTACTGACAGTCCATTGTAAGTTTCAATTACTTGCCCTTTGGTTCCTGTCCATGTTCCTTCTTCATCAATAACCGCCACATGAATTTCGTCATAGTTTGCACCTCTACGTGCCGAGTGTGCTGTAGTTACTGGATCACCAGCCCAATCAGCACTACCTCTGTATTCCCATGTTCTTGAATATGTCTGTGCTGTTGCTGTATTATTAAATGGTGAATCAGTAACCATTATTGTGGAGTTAGTGATGGAGTTGACCCTTTTTTCTTCTCCATTTATCTTGACAATATCTCCTGTATTAAATTGGTAACTAAATGTTGTATTTGCCCCACCAGTAATTGTTGTACTGTTTGCAGTAACATTACAGGTTCCAAGCATATTTCTTGCTGGTTCTTCAAAACCTGATCTCTTCAATCTGATTATTGTATTTGAAGCATCAATAGTTGCCGCTGGTGCCGCTGTCACTGTTGCTGCGGTATTACTAGTAATTGCACCAATGACATAATTTAGACTATTAATTATTACAGCATCACCAACTCTAAGATCTACTCCAAAAGTTGTGGATGTTCCAGTGATTACATTAGCCGTAGAAACTGTTACCGTTCCAGTTATAGTAACGTCAGTATTTTGTGCATTAATTGTTGTATTGGCAGCAGCTAGATTAGCTCTAGTAGGCATACATAAAGAAACTTTCAAACTATTTCCAAGTTCTCCTGCATACTTTGCTTGCCAATCACCTTGAGCTGTAACTGGAGTACCATCAGATTCAGAATAAGTGTTATAATAAATTGAACTATTAGCAGTTAAAACTACGGTTCCACTTGCAGAAGCGTTCTTTTGTGCAGTCGAAGTAGACCTTACTACATGAAGTCTATTAGAATATTGAAGAAAGTTTGCTGCTGTGAAAAATGTAGAATATGTATTTGCATCTGGAGCCTGAAAGGTACTTTCCAAAAGCTTTTCAGAATCAATCAATGTTAATTCATTAACCGGACCCCAGCGAAATGGCCCAGCTAATCCCGCGTCTATTGAAGAAATTCCTGGGACTATTGTTGTTAAATCTATTTCAGATGTATTTACGCCGGGACTTACTTGAAATGGCATTTCAACTCTCCTCTATTATGAATTGATAAGTGAAGTGATAATTTTTCTTACTAAGATTATTTATAAAATACATAAATTGGAAATAAAATTATTTATTCTGATATAAATATATTTATAAAGGGGGTGAAATGAAAGAAATTGATCGATTTTTAAAAAAAGTGGCTAAATTAGATAATAATGATTGTTGGTTATGGAAAGCATCAAAAACACAACAAGGTTATGGAATGTTCTCATATAAAGGAAAATCTATACCCGCACACAGATTTTCATACTTTTATCATAAAAAAGAAATTCCAGACAAATTAATTGTACATCAAATTTGTCAGAACAATGCTTGTGTCAATCCAGAACATTTAATTATATGTTCAAAAAGCGAGTCCCGATTGAAGTATAATTCAACTAGAGTCCATCCAGATGCTAAAAAATTAATTCAAAATCTCAAAGTCGCAGAAGGCCCAGCGCTTTAAAAATATGCTCTTGAATTTTCGTCAATAGTCCAAGTAGTTCCGGAATTATCTGTAAAAGTTTCTGCATCTCTTCCGTCGTCAATAATTCCAAATGGAAGAAGATCTTCCTCCAATGCTTTCATTTGTTCATCTGCCAGCTTTTTCCTTATATCTAAATCTGTTAAATCTTTAAAATACCTTTGTTGAACCAACCAAGAAAAAATCACCAATGTCATTGCTAAATCATCATTACTACCTTCTTCCGCTTCATAAGAATTATTTTTTACAGCAAAAGTTGTCAACTCTGAAATCGTATCAAAATCTGATATTATAAGTTTATCAGATTCTATCATTTCTTTCAATGCAGAACAACCAATTCTCTTGAGTTGTTTACTTGTTCGAATTCCTAGCTGAATATTCTTAGCAAAACCACCACCAATTTGCTGTCCCGCTCTACCTTTCATAGAAGACACTATAATATTTTCATACTCCAAATCATAATGTAATGTTTCAGCAACTTGTGATCCTACATCATTCACTTCCAAAAGTACCCATGACATATTATATTTTTTACCAATATGAAAAATTATATCAGGATATAACATTGGTGAAATTTTATTACTTCTATACTTTGCTACTTGTCGATAAGGAATCTGAGATATATCAAAAATGGATATTGCTGAATAATCTAGATCTTTTCCTTGTGCAGTATCTACTATCATGCAATATAATGCATTCTTGATTGGTTCTTCATATACATCCAATCCATTCTTGGAAAATACTGGAGTCTTGAAAACCATCGTTCTAAGTTTAGTTGCACTAATCAAAGTATGTGTAGATCCTATAAATTCACATTCAAATTCTTGTGTAAACTGAACCTCACTTGTATTTTTGATTGTTTCTTGTTTCCATTTTTCATCTCTACCGGGAACTTGTGACCAATGTACTTCCAAAGGCACATAGTTATTTCTTTTCTCTTGCGCATCTGCCCACATTTTATAAAACATATTCATACCAAGTGGAGTAGATACTATAAGAACTTTTGTAGATTCACCAGAAGAAATAGTAGGATAAACTGAAGTAAAAAATTGTTCTGCTATATTTGAAGGAACGTGAGCAAACTCATCAAGAAAGATAATATTAAATGAACTACCTCGAACGGCAGATCCGGAAGTAGCCGATGCTAAAATCTTGGAACCATTCTCTAATTCAATATTTCCTTTGTTCCATATTACTACTCCTTGCTGTAACCACTTTGGGAGATGTTCATATGCAAGTTGAAGTCTACCGAGAAGTTCGCGAGCGACAGCTCCTTTGTTTGCAAGAATAGCAACATTGACATTTTCATTAAAAAGAACATAATGAAGAAGGTAGGCAATAATAGTTGTACTTTTTCCTGTTTGTCTAGGCATCTTACAAATGACAAAACGATTATCATTGAACGTATGTACCATATCTTTTTGATAATCATACATTTCAAATGACACAAGGCCGCGGTCAACATGAATAATTTTGACAAAATTGCGTATAAAGTGTTCAGAATCTTCCTTGCAAAGCATGTATTCAGTAAGGTTGTCTTCTGTCCAGTTTATCTTCTGGGCCACATTTTTTAAATTAGGATTTCCGAGATAATTCGCTGATGCCATTAGATTTTTTCCTCTAAGTCCTTTTAGACTTCAACAACTTTTGTAATTCGGCGGTAGATCCCACAAATACTGCGTTATTAACATTAACATCACCACCACCCCTTTCTATACTTAATTCTTTTTTAGTTTTGTGTAATCCCATAAGTTCTTTATTTGTTTCCGTCAATTTTCCTATTAATTGACCCACCACCTCAAATGCTC